CTAGTGCGTCCAGCCTGTACCATATCGCTTGCATCCTTGAGGGGAAGCTTCGCAATCTTAGCCTTGTTAGGTGGTAGGATGCTAGCTACCTCAAGGGCTGCTGCCTCACCATGCTCATCGTTATCGAACATAATCACGATGGACTCATAGTTACACAACCACTCAAGGCTCTTAGCTACTGCCTTCTTAGCTGACTGTACACCCTGAGGTACGGATACTACAGGCCACTTGTTGTCAAAGCATTGACTGACAGACAGGGCATCTAACTCACCCTCTACTATGGTAATCATCTTACCCTTGTCACGGCATAGGTGTTCACCATACAATCCAATACTCTTGATGTCCCCTATAACCATGAAGTCTTTATTAGGGAAGCGTATCTTCTGTGCCTGTAGTGTGCCTGACCTGTCATACATGTTGGCTACCTGTACCTTCGCACCCTTGTAGGTACTCAGTCCATACTGCCAGTGTCTTGTAGTCTTCTCGTTTAGTTTTCGTTTGCCTAGTGCTGTCACCTCTACTGGTAAGAACTCTGCATTACTTGGTGTTGTCACTGCAATCACTCCTTCATCGTTGTCACCCTTGGTGAATGTCTGGCAAGAGAAGCAGTAGTGATTACCGTTTGCGTATAAGGCATTGGCATCACTACTACCACAGTGAGGACAGGCTTCATGCCTGATGAACTCACTCTCTTCCATTAGCTACCTCTCCTAAGATATAGTCAGAGACAATACGCATCTGCTTTGCGATAGCCTTGGCTACAGGATTAGGGTAGGTGAGCGTATCACCTGCTATCTCAAGCCCAATGTCACGCCAATCTGTGGCAGCATTGAACTCTTGGTCAGACAGACAGTACTAGTCCCTTCTCTGTCATCTCAGCATTGATGTCTACCTCAGACACCAACTCTTCTTGTATCTCAATAAGACTCATCTAACCACTCCTTAGGTATAGTTCCTTCTGCCCAATGGAAACCATTACGGTCTGCCCACTCAGCACATGTCATCTTACTACCGTCTTTCCTTTTCTTAGCTCCCTGTATAGTAGCACTAGACTTCTGGAATACAAATCGTATGTCCATGTCGGGGTACTGTGCCTTGATAGCTTTCATCTTACGCTGGCTATCCTGCCTGAAGTACCCCTTCAGTTCTACTATCATGTCACCTACTGCTAGGTCAGGGATGTAGTGACGTTCCACAAAGTATGGTAACTTACTTGGTTCATACTCATATGAAATGTCACGTACATCTAAATCAGAAAGAACGGCCTCTTCAAAAGTCCCCTTCATCTGAGCTTCCTGTAGGTAGGTTATCATCCAGCATGTCCATAGCACTGCTCTCTTGAGTGTTGTCTTTGGCTACTGCTTCTGCAACATAGCCATCCTCTTCATCCAAGAGTGACATAGCTGTTGGTCTACCTTCTTCTAACTTGATAACCTGTAGGGCTACTAGTCGTAGTGATGTACCCACTGTCTTAGAGCTTGGCATGTAGTATGGGTAAGGGTCAATGATTGCCTTTACTACAGAGCCATTACCAATCAAGATGCTAGGGTCAATGGGTTGTTTCTTAGCATCCAGTACCATAGGACGTTGGCGTACATCTACCCCATCCTTCTTACGTACTGCTGCCAGCTTGGTCTTGAAGAACATATTACCTGTAGGATTACCGTCCCTGTCGTAGTGTTCCTTGTTGTTAGTCGCAATGGACAGGCTAGCACGTAGAGCATTACGCTTGTTCTCTGGTGCTTCCTTGACAGTCTGTTCTAGCTTCTGTTTAGCTAGTACTTCTAACTGTTCACATAGTACTGTTGCTTCTGCTTCTGACATGATGATGTTAGCTGAGTATTCACCATGTGGTTTAACAAACTTAGTGTCAGGCTCATGTACTTTAGCCCACTCAACTGTACCTTCTAGTTTAATGTTTGGCATATTAACTCCTTCTGCCTATTCTGTTTTGCCGATTGGCTAGGTTGTAACTTTAGAAATCATGCAAAGAAATAATCTGATTTCAAAACGTCACGTAGGTTTAGGCTACCACTAGCAGGTGGTTCAGGTACATCCTGAGTCCCTAGTGTAGTGATAGCATGTTGTCTCAACTGTGTCAAGACATCATTCTCTTCATACATATTAACAAACTCTTCTCGTAGTACCTCTGACATCAGGGGCATCATGCTACTGTGTGTACCGTAGCTATCATGTACCATTGCATAGTCATGGATGCCTAGCTTGTAGGCTTTGTTAATAGTCTTGGTCATTGCCGCAGCATCTAGGCTGTGGATAAAGTTAGGTGATGCACCTAGCCCTGTCCTTCGCCTGTTCACTGAGTCTTCCTTGTCCTTAGGAAAGGATAGTGATACTACCTCGCCATTGATGTGTGTCTTGATACGCTTCTGTTGTGTCTCACTGTACTGCTGTAAGACTATCCAGCCTGTAGGTGTAACCCATTCCATGTGCTGTCCTCTCTCAGCATACACATCTGCTACAGTCTTAACGTAATCCATCACCTTACGTGCTGATACAATCACCTCACTGATAGCGTTCCACACATGACCTGCTAAGTAATTGCTAACCTCAAACAAGTCATCACCAAAGGGATTGATTGCACCCTCTTTAATCCTATCACCTATTGCTTCCTGTATGTAGGTTCTGCATGAGTGTCTCGTACCTGAGTAGGGTACAATCATAACAGGACGCTTGGTTAGCTTCCTATCAATACCAAACTCTAGGCATTTACGTGCTAGCTCAGTATCCTCTGCCCTAACGCTGGCTGTTGCGGCCTCTGCTACCTGCCAGTAGATGTCCTGAGGTAGGTTACTAGGTACTAGGTTAGTAGCTAGCCCACCTGCTTGGTCCTTGAGGATAGCAGACAGGTGTTGTAGTCCATTACATGAACCATCGGCAGCACAGGGTAGTCGTGTCTCAAATCCCCACCCCTGTCTGACCAGCCCTGCCATCTCGTAACACCAGCCTAAGAATTGATAAGGCTTGTCTGCTTCCAGCCATACTTGATTGTCGTATGGGTTATCAGCAATCCTCTGTGCCTCATCTGCAAAGTCCCAAGCCCATGTCTCTCTGTCATTTAGTGATACCTTGTCGTTACCATACAGGTTAGCACCATGAATACACAACCACCTAGCATCATCCCAATTATTGATAGGCATGGGATAGCCAAACTCTAGTAGTGACTTGGACCAGTCAGCAGATTGAGGTGACAGGAATGTACTGCTTGCATACTTACGTGAACGAAAGTCATTCTGCCATACGTAATAGAACCTGTCATATCCTGCATACTGTTCAGCTATGTTAAGTGTACGCTCTACCTGTATCCTCTTACTGATGGTCCGATTGTTCTGTGAGTAGATGTTGTTACGCTTACGTGACCATGTTCTAAACTCCTGCTTCTCCTCTTCGTTCATGTCCTTCGGGTCTTTACTGAATGGGTAGACTGGTAGTGGTGTGTCCTCTCTTGCTGGTAGCTTACCCCACTCCTGTCCGTTGTCCCATAGCTGACGTAGTACTGTCAGTACGTTGCTATTGATACGCCATTCAGTGTCCTGTAGTGTGTTGAGACAGGCATACTCTTGTGTTAAGTCTTGGTCTGATAGTCTGTTTAAGTGTACCTTCAAACTCATTTGCGCCTCACTATAGGTAGTTCATCTATGTCATGTCCATGATACCCACCACCCTTGATACTGGTCCACCTCTTGGGTGGTATCACACAGGGTAGGTAGCGTGGCCTTGATGTTTCTATGTACTGATTGAAAGCTGCAATCCACTCGACTGTCTCCTCACTAGGTACTACATAGGTAGCCCTTCGCTTGCGTTCAGTCTGTTGAGTGTCTAGCTTGATGATACCTGTAGTCTGTATGATGATGTCTACCATCTTAAATCCTACATGCACACGCTCTGACTTCTCCCATTCAGTGTCCTTGTATCCGTCCTTGTTCATCTTGTTAGTAAGTCCATAGCGTCTAGCACCATAGGCCTTCTTCATTGCTTGCTTGATAGTGTTACGTGCTATGTCTCCCTCGCTGTGTATCCACCTGTCTAGTCTGTCCTGTATCTCTATGTTAGCACCAATAGTACGGGCTACATAGAGCAGGGTATTCTTTCTACTGATACTGTCTACTAGTGTCACCACTGATAGATAGGCTACTTGTTCTGCATCCATCTCTCGCACACGCTTGAAGGTGATGTCCCTTGATGGATTACTTGGGTGTGATAGGTACTCTTTTAATCCTTCTGCTACTGTGCCTACCACTCTTGATACTATGGCTCTACCATGAGACGTGTTAGATTCCATGCCCTTGTCTACTGACCTGTCTCTTGCCCTTCTGAACCGTTGGATACCACCTGTTAGCATCTCTGTCTCTAGCTCAAGCTGGTGCTCAAATAGGTCATCGTCTGTTTCTAAAGTTACATCCAAGAGTAAGACCCCCTTTACTATATACTATAGGATAGCTGTAATACCTATGACTGCTACACCTGCTAACATTAAAGTTGTATGTGCTACTGCTATATCTTTATAGTCATTCAACATACCATACAGGGATAGTAATACCATACCGACTATCCATATCATTGTTACTGCTTCACTCATTCATCACCATATGTTTCTAGCATCCACTGCTTGTGAGGTGTTGTTACTTCATACTCTTCTGGTACTGGCTCAGTCCACTCAGCTAGACAGTCAGGACAGAACCATTCTACCATACCATCTACTGCTATGAGTGCTTCAGCTTCACCCTTACCACAGTACCCACATCTCTTGAACCCCATGCTCACTTGCTTACTCCCTTCGTTATGTAGTGTGCTATGTTACTACCAGCACCGTTAGCTATACGTTCATTATAGTATTCATACATCGTGTATAGATTAGGATTAACATATTCTTCCTGCCATTGCAAGTCCTCTATTCTCATGCGTAGCTCACAGTATGCTTGCTTGAATGTTACTGCTGTCCATCCGGCAGCAATCATGTCCTGAGTTACCTTGCTAGTCATTCCTTGTTCTCCCTTTGATACACCATCTTACCTTCTACATATCCCATCTTGTATTTAATGTGCATGTTCACTTCATCATAACTACGGTATGGATTGACATAATTAAAACCATGATAGCCCCTGTAATACCCCATGCGATAGGATGAATCATGTTCCTTTTGTTCTTCTGTCTTGCGTGTCATGTTACTAGTTCT